TAAGAAGAAACCGCCCAGCATATCCGCTGAATGTGGGTTAATTACATCGATGCCGTCGCCCGGATTGAGATACAAGGGGAATTTAGTGTCGTTTTCCAGCAGGTAATCGCGCAACCTTTGGGCGTAATATTCTGCCTTATGTTGATATTCCCGTTCAATTCGCGTCAACTGGTCTAAATCTACGCTGTTGCTGTTGTCGCTGCCCCTTGTCATAACCGATTTATTCATCATTTTAAAGGTCATTGGCAGCATACTTTCGGTTACAATGTAGTGGTATAAGCAAGGTGCGATATATTTGTTTACCAATGTGAGGTAATCACCTGCCAAACCAGCCCCATTTATGTCATCACAAATCTTGTCATAAAGCCCTGAGCCAATTATATCCCTGATGTAGATGTCCTGCGCCGTCCGCATAGCGGTTTGCAGAATTTTGCTGTCCACATTTTCATCTATTGGGGTGTTCTTCTTAACATCCTGCTCACTTACAAAAAAAGCAAAATTAGCCATTGTTGCGCCTCCTTACATATACCTGCTTCCATTCGTGCCTACAATGCGGCAAGTGTATTGCTGGTTCGCTATCGGGTACGGTATACCAACCGCCCCTGCGCCTCCATACATCGTAACCCAAAATCGCAGTCATTTGGTCAATATCCTGCCGGGTGTATAACCTATTCATTTTTTGCATCTCAATACAAAAGGGGCGTGATTGTGTTTTAAGTGGTAAAGCCTCGGGGCTTTTTTCGTACTTGTATCTCAACTCAATTCTGGGTGTGCCTCCGCTGTCGCTTATGTCATTTATACCGATGTCAGTAATTTTTATCGCGGTGTTTGTCCATTCGATTTTACCAGCGTCTTGCAGAACACGAAGTATTTTGATAACCTCATCTTCGGCAATCCGTGAGGCGGTCGATATCTCTTTTACACTTGCCTTTGGGTTGTCATTAACTGCGCCCATAATTGCAAGTTCCTTTTCTGAAAGTTCAGCAAAGTTGAATTTAATCGGTTCGAAATCACTTTCCGGCTGTCCAAATTGAGCAAATACTTTTAAGTCGTCATCATTCCACTTTTCAAATTCGCAAACCTCTTTAAATTGCGCCTGAACTTGTACGGGCTGAAATCCTAACGCTTCTCTTGCTTCTTCACGGCTTACCAAACCAACCTGATACAAAGCCACATAATCAACCCCCAAATATTCGCTGTCCTGAGTGCTGATTTGTACGCCCGGATAAACAAAGTCGCAAACATATTCAAGCGAAGCGTCAAGTCTTGCTTGTCGGCTGTTTACATACGATTTATGAAATAACTCATACGCTTCAATCAATTCGTTTCTCGCGCCAAGTTGCCCGTCTGATTTCTGCCCCATTAAGATAGGGGGGAAGTTGTGAGCCGTAAATATCTCGCTGTTTACCGTCTCATTAAGTTGCAAAAATTGTTTATCAATGTCGCTTGGCTGTATGTGGTTAACCTCGGCAGGTCGTTCGTTGCCGTCATTGAACTGAATGATTAATCCCCCAGCATTGTCCGTTCCGGTGGTTCTATCCTTAAACTTGCGTTCAAACTTCCGCGCTTGTTCCGGTGTCGGTTCGCCTTTGAACAACTGAACCAGCGTTCCGTTTGAAAACCCATTGCGAATGTTATTATTGTGAAAGTTGGCTATCTCAACATCAATTTCGATATATTGCAACCCGTGAATGTAAGGTGGTAACGGGTAAACTCCCAGCCCTGCATCATATTCCCGGTAATAATAAAGCTGAACGCTGAACGGCTCTGCTGTGTCCGGGTTAAATCGGTCATAAGTCCTTACTTCATCTGCCTTGTATTTCTGCCAGTCTTGCAGATAAAGGTAAGTCCGGTGGTCATTTGTGCGGATTTTGCTGAAATCTACATGGTAAAATTTAGCAATCTGCCCCAACTTGTTGTAATGCACCTCAAAGCAATACCCATTGAAAATTTCGTAATCGAGTGCCAACTTTGCTTTGAAGTCATGCAGCCCTTCGTATGGGTTCACAAAGTCAATCAACTTCAAAGCGGCCTGATTGCCTTCGATTACACACTCGCTGCCGGCTGTAAACCTTGCCTTTTGCTTTACGATAGCCCCGTGCTTTGGGCTGCGCTTGTAAAATTCGAGTAGCGTATCTGGGAAGTCGTTCTTTTCCCCGTATGTTACAAAGCCTTTTTGTTTCTGCTCTTTAAATTTTGGCAGCTTAGACTCCGCAAATGTTATCTTTAATAGTTCAAAACTCATCCGATGTGGTGCTGTTTTATAGTTGTGTTGACCTCGTGGTCATTGAAATTCGTGTGTGATGTGCTTACTTCGGCAATGCCCCGGTCAATTTCTTCGTTTGCCAAGTCAGGGTCTAAATTGCTGGGGCTGGTTTGTGCGAACAACCTCCAATAATGTGTTCCAATCGGCAGGGTTTTAGCCGCTGTGCTGCCCTCGGTAAATGTGAACTCTTGAAACCTTGCCGGGTGTGTGCTGCTGTCGGCTACGATAAAAGCCTTTTGGTCATAGCTTACCTGCGAGTCAAAAACCAACAAATAAACGGGCGAGGTAATTGTAACCTTTTCCCGGCCTGTGATTATGACTGAATTGCTTTGACCTTTGGTTATGTAGAGCATCAACCCTAAATGTACCCATTTTCAAAGTGTGCAAAAAAAAGGGGCGACCGAAGCCACCCCCTTGCAAATACTATGAACAAATACTTATGAAAGACCCAGCGAAGTTACAACAGCCGACTGAACTTTCAAAGGCAGGTCGGTTTCTTTGTGCAAGAAATTCAACACATGACCTTTGAAGTCGCCAAACGCCTGACCGAAGTTGCTTTCTGATTGCTGCAACTGAACGCCATAATCAGCACCCAGCAGCCAGTAGTTACCTTCTGCATCAAGTACAATTAACAGCATTCTATTTTGAGCCAGCAATTTGATTTCGTTCCGCTGTGCGGTGGTTACTTTGTGCAACCTTGCATTCACTTCGGCTTCGTAGAACACCGTGCCGTTTTCAGTTGACGGGATTGTGCGCCAAGTCATTGCGGTAGTTTCTTTTTCAAGTTCGTACTTGAAATAAACTTTGGGGCTGTTCAGGGTGTGGGCAGAAACCTCACCTGATGATTTTGTCAAAGTGGCTTTTGCGCCAAATTCAACAAGGTAAATTGATTTTATTCCGGCCGACTGCGTTTTGCAGTCTAAGGTAAATCCGGTAGTTAAGATACACATTTCTTTTTTTAAATTAAAAGGGGGTAGGGTTTTCCCCACCCCCCGGGTTTAAATTTCTATTTCGTTAATTATGGAAGTTTGAAATAAACAACTTCTTCAGGGTAAGCAATCTGCGTACCATACTTCATTGAAGCGCGGAAGCGAACTTCGTCGTTATCCTGAGAATACCACATTTTCCAATCTTCTTCTTCGTTCATCATGTCAGTACCGATAAAGAAGTTTGACCAGCGACCTGCAACGATTTTGTTAGTTCCGTTCATACCATGCAGACCATAGATTTTGATGCCGCTGATAGGGTCAACAATTTCCATTGCAGTTGCTTCAACAGCGTCGTAGTGGAACAAGTTGGCAGATACTAACCAAGCGCGGTAAGTGCGGTAGGTATCAGTTCCCATTGCGATAAATACATCTTCTTTACCAAGTACGCCAGCAGGGATAAGGCTGTAAATCTTTGCAATGGCTTCATCAATGTTTGAAGAAGTAAGCGAAGTCAACTGAGTGTAACCACCGCCAGTTGTGGGGTTGCCCTCGATAGGGTCGCCAGCACCGCCAAATCCGAGGTCGCCAAGGATAGTCAGGAAGCCGTCAAAGAAACCGCTGTTGCCAGCACCGCCAGTTGCATCACCCTGCCAAATTGAAGTTTCAAGAGCCTCAGCTACTTTTGCAGCCTTTTCGTTTCCGATTTGCTCTTGGAATACGCCAAGGTCAACGGGTGCGCCAGCGGCCAAACCAATCTGAGTGTACTTTGTTTCAAGTGTTTTAGGACACAAAGTTTCTTCGATTTTGATTTTACCAACGGTCAGGGTTCTTTTGCTGATTGTGGTGCTGCCTGATGCAGTGTAACCGCATCCGTCAGTTTGAAAAAACACATCAGAATAAAGCAAAGGCAGAATTTCTGCTGACTTAATTCCGGGAACAACTTGTCCAGCACCCTGCAACAAAGATGCAGTTTTGCCGCTGAACATACTTTTAACGAGGAGGTCGGTTTTGACTTCTTTGGTGTAATCGGTCAAACCTGATACTACAAATGCCATTTTATTTTATTTTTTAAGGTTTTTGAATGAGGATGCGAATGCGCTAAGTGCGCTGTCTTTTTCTACTTTTTTGTGGCCGAATTGAGGTGCAGCAGGCTCAGGGGTTTGGTTTGCGAACTTTTCAAACACGCTGAAAGTTTCTTCAACCTTACCCAGCATTGCGATAAGGTTTTTTTCGATGCTGCTCAGGCGGTCTTCTACACTTGTGCGGTAGGCTTCGAACACTTCAAGGCTTGCAAATTGTGCGGCTGCCTCTTCTTCGACTTCCATTTCTTTGATTTCGATTTCGGTAATGATACCACCCTCGGTTGAAATCAACTGCCCGTCGGTAGTTTCGTGAGTTCCGTCAGGTGCAGGTACTTCGCCCTCTGGGCTGATTACCATAAGTGCGCCACCCACTGCGGGTGCATCGCCTTCGAATACTACGATTGTGCCGTCTACCAAAGTGGCTTCGCCAAATGCTTTGGGTTCTGCCGCTGGTTCTGCCTCAGCAGTAAAGCGCATTTTTAATTCTTCGGTTAATGCCGAAAAGCTGGTTTTCAATTCGGCCAGTTCTTTTGTGAAGTTCATTTTCTTTAAATATTATTGTTTGTAAATTG